TATTTTTCAGATGATGATAGTCCCTCTTTTGCAGAACAATTGATGGGAAAAGAAGATGCACATGAAGCACATCATATGAAAGAAGATAATCCACTTTATAGAGGTGTAAAGGGTGGTACAAGAAATGCTACTAGGAATAAACTCAATAATGAGGGAAACCCCATTCATGCTAAAGATAGTGATGGAAACTTATTGTATAATAATGAGAATGAACCTATTTATAATCAAGAAGATTTTCAAGAAGAGTTACCTAGAAAACAGCCTTTTATAGGCTCTAAATCTAATCATGGTCAAAGTCATTACAAACATATTCATACTACTAGGTTAGCAGATTTTAATAGGTGGAAGAAAGAACAAGGTGATGAAAGACTTACAGAACTTGAATCGAATGGTGCTAATTTAGAAAAAACACATTTTAATGAACGTATAAATGATTTAATATTAGGTGGTAACACTAGAGGTAACTTAACTAGAAAAATAGAAGAGCAAGAGTATCAAGACCATCTTTTACAAAACCCACAATTTAAAGATTTAAGGGCTGCTAAAAGAGATTTAAATTCTCAAAATTCAGTTAAACACAACAAGAAAATGGGTTGGGAAACATGGGCTTACGGTTTAGAGTTTGTTCCACCTAAGGATAGAACTAAAATTTTAGAACATATACATCAACATGGAACAGATAATCCTGACCATCAAACCGTGAAACTATCTGATGGACATTTAATGCCATTAGGTAGATTGAAATTAAATAAAGAAAGAAGGACAAATGCTGAGTTGCATCATTGGACAAGAATGCCTCATCAATTTGGTCCTAACACACATCAGTACTTAGAAGACAAAAATGATAACAAAACTAGTGGTATGGAAGGTTCTGTAAAAAATGCATTAAATTCTGTTCAATTAGAACCTTATATGACTAATAAACTTGATAAAGATGGTAATGAGATTCACGCTAAAGGGGAAAATGGTCAATATTTATATGACGATGATGATGAACCTATATTAGAACAAAAAGAAGTTAACGATACCGCACATGACAGATTACTAAAAAACATCGTTAACATGTTTGAAGGTGATGCTAACATAGAGGATATTAATAATTTATTTTCTTTTTCTGATAAGGACATTGCTGCTATTAAGAGAGAAAGACGTAAAGGTAAAAATCTAAAAGATGTGATTCAAGAAAGGATTCATAGTACTAGCGATGTTAAATTAACAAAAGAGGGTTTACATTCTTTAGTTGGTTATGATGAAAATTTGAATGAACTTGATAAACATCCTATATTTGGTGCTTGGAAGACAGCCTTGTTAGATAAAGAAATCATGCAACAAGTTAACCAAAAAATTGAACATCAAGTAGGACTAGCATCAAATGAGAAACGTATCAGAAGAGGATTATCTGTCGCTAGAATAGGAAATAATGGCCCTGACCCTAATGACCCGAAATTAACAGCCGAAGAAAAATCTCATTATTTTGAAGATGAAGATGGTAGTTTGAAAGGATGGGCACATATGGAAGAAGATGCTTTTAGTCATAGTCCGGGGATTGGTAAAACACATACTTCTTATCTTGATATTCTTCATAATCATCTTTCTACTGATGGTGGCATTACATCCTCCTTAGGCTCTTTACAAAGAGATACTGATGGTAAAGCAATGACTCAATATTCAATTATACCTAATAGTAGAAATACAGGTATGTTTGGTAATTTACAAAATTCTCAAAGAGATACTGGTGTTGTTAGTAGTAGTAGTGCGTTAGAAATAATGTCTCATGCTGATAAATCTCGCCCTAATACAAGAAGTAGAACACTTAGAAATAATCATAATAATTCATCTGATACTGAATCTACGAGTTTTCCTAATATTATGACACGTGGCCCTAAAATAGAAACTAACTTTGATATTGATGCAGATAAATTTGATATAAAACGTAATATTTCTAGAAACGGGTCTATGCAAACTCTTCATTCAGATAATCCATTTACACGTGTAGGTTCAGCAGAAAGAGGTGATACTTCTTTGTCTGACACAAGTTCAATGCATCATCGCCTTCTTGCTGATAATGGTAAATATCCACCTTGGGATGCACACCCCGGTTGGGGGGTTACTTCCTATGAAGAAATATTCAATGACCCTAATAAAAGAAGTTCTCAGGGTATATCTCATCCTGATTATCTAAGACGTATGGGTGATTCGGGTCGTAAAGAAATTACTGATGATATTACTTCATTAGATTCAAAGTTATCAACTGAATATAATAAATTAAGTGATTTTGATACTAAAAATGAAGATGGAAAAACAGCAACATCTTTTCAATCAAAACCATTTCATGAAGATTTACAACACGCTGAGGAATATTTAGATTGGATAAGAAACCCATATCATCATGATACATTTGAACCAATGGACAAAAAACAGGCACTATTATATTCAGGTCAAAAAACTAAACTAAATACTAACGATTGGCATACTCTTGAAGTGAAAAGAGCAGAAGATAAGGTTATACAACTAAATGATAAGTTATATCCTAATGAGATGAGTAGTTTGAAGCCGGGTGGTAAAGGAGAACAACATTCCATAGATTTCTATGATAAAAGATTAGCAGATAAACAAGCACAAGCAGAATACGCTAAAACTGTTTTACTCCCAATGGCATTAGAACACGACCCAAGTGCTTTTGACCCAAGTGACCCGATTAAGTTCATGCATAATTCTCAAAGATTATGGGAAGATGCGGGTAGAGGTCTTATACACGACTCTAATCATAACATTACAACTATGGGTTATCACATAGGTGAAGGTGATAGAAAATCCATTGAAGAAATGGAAGGTGGCTCATTTCATAAAAACGTAGCAAGTGTATTCGATATGATGCATCAAAGCGGCAGAACAACGAATGAGTTAACTCCAACTATGAAAGTCGATAAAGCACTAGAAGTTCTAGGATTGCCTAACGATGAAGCACATCAAGATTATGTTAGCAATTATTTGTCTTCCTTAAATGGTCCAGTTAGAGCAGCATCATTGGGACAGATTGCAACATGGGGTCAAGAAATCATGCCTCAAGGGAGTGAACACATGGATGCTTTGAGTAGAGATGGTGTTACTGATTTACGCGCACATATGGATAGTACATTAGAAAGATATAGAAGCACTATACCTAAAACGAGAGATAACAAAACGTTATACGAAAACATGAGTAAACGTACTGCTGTTGCTGAATCAATACCTTCGTATCGTACCTTAAATCAAATTAGAAGAAGAGTTAGACCTAGTAGTAAACGTTCAGTATTAGATAGAAACGAATTAGAACATTATGGTTTATCTCATTATGAATCAAAAGACCCATTACATTCAAGAGAAATGAATAAAAAAGGTAAACCGATAAAAAATGTCAATAATCAACATGCTACGTACAAAGATATAGCAAGTCAGATAATAACGTATGATGAGCAATCTGCTGACAAAGGAAAAAACAATCAATTTACACCTTTTGAATTAGAACAAAAACCAACAGTAGAATTTGCTAATACTCCCACAGGGACATTGAAGTCTCAAGATGGAGTGTTAATTCATGCTAATTGGCCTAGAGAACATGGACATGCAGCAGAGCCAACTGTTGGATTTGAATTTGAAAGAAGTGGCTCACCTGTTGTGGGTAGTCAACCGCAAGCATCTGCATATCCAAGTATGCCTCAAGCAGCGTGGCATCATGTATTTGGTGAAGGTATGTATGATAATGTCATAGGTAATGTTGATGTTACAAACCCTAGAATATTACAAACCCAATCTGCCCCATATCAAACAAATCCAATAACAGGTATATCAAATGCTGATGATATGGATAATATTGGTAAGGCCGATTTACCCAAAGAAGTACCGTTAATCGACCCGCTACATCGTATATTTGATTTAGATGATTTGAATCAATTAAGAGGCTTCACCGGGGAATGGGTAGTTTCAACATTAGTCGAAGGGACAAGATGTAAAGTTATTAAGAAAAATAACAGAATAACCTCTTTCGATGAAAAAGGCAAAGAAATACCCATAGATGATGATATAAAAGACAGTCTTAAATTAATATGTAAAAAAAATTATGTCATTGACGGTATAATGAAAGATGATGAGTTCTATGTAAATGACATTCTTCATTATGACCAAGACGATGTTACTGATTTAACTACAAGAGAGCGAATAAAAATATTAAGAGGGCAATTCGAGAGTTATCATCCAGTATTCATACCTAGCCCATCTGATGTTAGAATCACCGATGAAGTAGGATTAGAAAACGCAGTTAAAGATTTAGGTAAAGAATCTGATAAGATTATGCTGCGAGATGCAAAGTCCACTTATATGAAAGGTGAAGAAAAACATCCTAAATGGATTATTTTGGCTAAGAGTGAAATTGACTATCATGTTTCATTTGCATCAGAAATAGATAACGGATATTTCATTATTCACTTACCTGAGGATTTAGTCAAGTATGAGATAGTAGAAGGGAAGGCTATTAATCCAGTATCAGCGATTGGTAGTTTAACTGATTCTGATTATTCTATAAGATTAGCAAAAAGTCTAGAACCTTACTGGTCTTCTCACTTAGATGACTTACTGAAAGAGGAATCGCAAATAGAAGCAGAGATGGATGAAGAACGTGTAGAAGAAGAGAGCGCTGGTATTCTAAAACCTAATAAAGATAAGAATATTATATTAAAACCAAAACAAAAAGAAATGTTCAAAGCATTATTAGTTATGGAAAAATTACTTGATAGAATAGAAAAAGGACATAGCAACATGGCAGGTAGAGGTTTAGGAATAGACGTTGGTGGTGGTGTAGAAAGCCCTAGAGGGCCGACAAGATTGACAGCAGAGCAATCATTACCTGATTGGGATATGAAAAAGCGACCTACCGAGGACATGGAGAAGCCCGACGATTATCCGGGTAGAAAACAGAAAAAGATAGAAAATGAAGAGCAGTCTAGCGTTTTTGATGAAAAGAGCCTTGAACAATAGTCACGCAGCAATTAAGTAGTAAGGATATACGTTACAGGGATTAGTGTGCTCGGTAGTAAACAACTATTCAGAAACGGCAATGAGCCAATCAGTATCCTCAAGGGTGCTAATGACCTCATCGTCGCTGGTTATGCCAGTGTGGAAGTTGTAGACAAGCAAGGCGACGTAATAACAAAGGAGGCATTGAAACACGCATTTCGGAAATTCATGGAAAATCCGTCATATCGTAATGTTCAATTAGCCCACAGTAATATACAAATTGGAGACGTTGTACCGAATTATACAGATAACGAAGGGAGGTTGTGGAAAAGCGAAGTCGATGATGTCGGAATGTTTGTAGTTGTAAAATTACGAGACGACATCGAGAAAGCAAAAGAGGTCTCAGCAGAGATTAGAAAAGGCGTTCTCAGAGGTTTCAGTATAGGTGGTCAAGCGTTCAAAAGAGTCAGAAAATCTGACGCAAAACGTGGCGATTACCAAGAAATAAGTAAACTGGAATTACATGAGATAACCATTTGTGAAAAAGGCATTAACCCCGAAGCAACATTTAGTATATTAAAAGAAGATAAAAACACGGAAGTGAACAATATGACAACAGCAGAAAACGATGATGATATGATGAAACAAATGAGTGACGTATTGAGTCGCTTAGAAGGTCGACTGGACAATATGGAGAAAGGTGAAAAACCTGCTTTCCTAGAAGAGAAAGACGATAAAGATTCAGATAAGAAAGATGACAAAAAGAAAGAAGATGTAGCGGAAGTAGAAAAATCAGAGTATTCTGATGTAATTACTTCTGATTACCTTAACTGGATGGAAGACACTCTAAAGAGTGCTGGAGTGAATACTGTTGAGGCACGTACTCACTTCGACGACTTAGAGAAAGCAAATCTTGGCTCAACACCTGAGGA